TTAGGTGATATAGTAGACTTCTTCTTGCTACGACTAATGCCTAGCTTTCTTCTTCTGTTAATGTTTGCGTATAATCCTTTTTTCATCGTTTAATTAATATCTCCATCATTCTATCTAGTTTACCGTTAATCTCTTTTACAGTGACTTCTAATCCACTCATACGGTTCTCAACAGCAGTATCTCGTTCTCGTTGCGTAGCTAACTCTACTTCAATCTTTGTTAATCGTTTCTCGTCTGTATCCAGTCGATCTGATAGTTTCTTTATGACCCATCCGATCACTGCAAGTATAACGCCAAGAGCGGTGTCTAAGAAGTGGGAAAGTGATTCAGTCATTGGCTTATGCGTCCGCTATAGTTGTGACTGTACCGCTAGAACCTTTAAACTTTAAAGCACCACTTTCGACATAAAGATAACCTCCTCCAGTCGGAGTACCGCTAGGTGCTCCTGATGTATCTTTTATAAGAATGTAATCAGGTCTGACTGTAACAACTTCAGGAATAGGATTGCCACTTGATGTATCACCAACACATAAACCCAAGGAATTATTACCTTCAACTCTAGCTCTAGAATTATGAACTACATCTATTATAGTAGAATCATCATTTATAACTCTTACATCATAATCATCAGTGCTAGGGTTTTTTAAATCAATAAAAGCTGCGAAACCAGTACCCCCTCCTAGTTCCATGCTTACATTTCCTGCGTTGGTGACTAATATATCTCCATCTACTTTTAAAGCATGAGTATTGGAAGCTGAAGTACCTATACCTACTTTTCCTGTAATAGAAGCGTCACCATCTCCATCTAACGTCATTAACGTTCCTTGTGACCCTGTTCCGCTAAAATTAGTAAATTGAAAATTTCCGCTTGAATCAACGAAGAAATCCCTCACTTCATCTGTGACAGCATCATAAGTCAACCGTATTCCTGGACCTTCAGCACCTCTAGTAATTAGAATGTTAGACCCATTAGATGCTAAACCATTTACTGTATAAGCTTGCGTCTCGTCTAATTTACTAGGAGTAACAGCATCATCTAATATTTCAGTAGTAGTAACAGCATTAGTAGCTAACTTATTGGTAGTAACAGAACCGTCTAATATCTTATCACTAGTAATAGCATCATTGTTAATCTGAGCTGTTCCTATTGTACCTTGTGTAAGTGGAATACCTAACCCTCGTTGAATAATAACAATGTCTTCCCCTCCAGCTAAAGAAGGAATAATTGTTAAAGTATCTGTATCTGGGTCTACTGTGTAGTCAACTGTAGGTTCTTTTACTAATCCGTTAACACTAACATCATACGCACTATCTCCTAATACATCAGCACCAGTAACAGTATAAGTTGTGTTCGCTCCTATTGTACCTGTGAATTGCCATTTAGACGGAGGAGTAGAAGCACCAGCAGCAATCTGTTCTACTTTTTGATCGACATAGTTTTTAGTTGCTGCATCTGCTGTTAAGGTAGGTGTGCTTACATTTAATATCTTATTAGACTTAGCATCCCAATCTGTTCCACCTGGTCCAATTTGAAGAGAAGCCTCATTTAACTCAGCAAGTTCTTCATTTAAAAATCTATTATGTTGATAAGCAAAGTCTAACTCTGTTTCTGTCAGTACTGAACCATTTACAAAATCTACAAGGTTAGTGTCAGGTTGACTGTTCCTTCTTACACGAACGACCTGCCCTGCTGTAGCTCCGCTATTTAAAACTACTTTATTAGAAGGAGATGTTACCAATGTGAAGGCATCTGTATCTACTCCGTTGATTTCAACTTTAACGTGTTCAGCTTTAAGATAAGAAAATGAAAATGCAAAATCTGTCTGAGACGCTGTTGCGATTGAGTCTACGTATGTATTAGCCATGGTAATCTATTATTAATTTGTTTGTTGTAAAAGTTCAAGCACTTCCTGTCTGCTTACGCCTCTTTTAAAAGCTGATTGTGCTCCTGTGAGTGCTGAGTATTGTTGATCTAGTTCAGGAAACTCTTTTAACATTTTCTTTCTTGATTCCTTTTTAAACCTAGACAGAACACTTGTGATCTTATCAATTCTAGGACTAGGCAATCCAGGTAGAGACTCAGTAGGTAAATTTTGATATGTCTTTGATTTAATTAACTTACCTAATGTTTGTCTTAGAGTTGAACCTCCTACTTTTACAGTTTTCAAAAGCTCCAACTGTCTGTCATAAGCTGATTGACCCTTGGTGTTTTCGTAGTCTAGTAAATTTATTGAACCCAATTTAGGAACTAACTGTCTAAAGGCGTGTTTGAGGCTTGCCATCTCATTTATAATAGGGTCACTCTTAGCTGTTGAGGAAGAAATAGGATTTATGAAACCAAGGTATTCAGGAGATTGTTCAGCTATAAGCTCTTCTCCTAGTATGTTTCTCTTATTATCTAGTCCTCCCCGACCAAAAGGAAGCTTTCTTATTACTGCATCCTTCCAAGAGTTTACTTCTTTCATCACCTGCGTGTCATAGTCCTGCATTTGTGACATTACGTTAGGTACAAAAGAACCTGCGTAATTTCTTCCTAGTTTTTCAAGGTATCTATCAGGGTCTCCTAAAGCATTACTCCACATTTGAATACCAGCTAAGTATGATTTATTAGTAGCGTTCCTTGTTAAAGCTAATGTTAAAGCAGCAAAACCGTGTTCAAGTTTAGAATCGTTGAAACCTCTAGGAGATCTGAAACCTGTGTCCACAATATCAGCAGCAGTCCCTATGATAGTAGCTATAGGGTCTAGTCTTTGATAACTATAGTAAGTGTCTCCTATTTTTATACTGTAAGGTTTCCAACCTGTGGCTAATAAAGATGCTTTTTGCTTCTCATCTTTTGGACCTCCTCCAGTTATAAACTCTCTATTATTAGCAACTACATCTATTAGAGTACCTCCTGTTAAAGTTGCTGTTAACATCTTACCTAGTGCTCTTGATTTTTCTACTGGATCATCACTCTTTAAATCAGATATTAACCTAGAACGCTCTTCTTTTAATACTCCAGGCATAAAAACTCCAGGGGTACGCTCAAAGGCGAATGATAGGATATTAGTTGGAGTTCTAACAAAAGGAAGAACAAGTCTCAGAAACGGTATTTGATTTGTTAAGTTCTGTAAACCTTTGCCTAATGTTCCCTCTTGTAACTCTTTCGTGAAGGTTAGATACTGAGCTTCGTCTGCTGAATATTGAGCTAAAGCTGATGCACCTTCGTTAAAGTTTTCATTTTTATAATCAATAATGAAATCTGCTTTTTGTTTATCTTTTAAACCTTTACTATCAGCAATCTTAGAAGCTTCTCTGACAAGACTTTCTTCCGACATCACTCTACCACCCTCTGTTACTACTTTATCTACTGTACTGTTTATGTGGTCAGCTAACTTCTTCGGATCAATTATTCCTTGGTTTATGCCTGACATAGCTGCTTTTAATCTAGCAGCCCTGCGATAAGCAATTTGTTTAAAAAACTCATCAGTAGTAAGAAGAAGTCTACCAGGAAGTCTAATAAAGTTACCGTAAGCATCTATAGCTTCCTTACTGCGTAAACCTTTTTCACTTACAAAGCGACCCATGAAACTATCTGCTACACGTTCTCCTGTAATAGCTCCTCTAGCACTTTCTTCAAAAGCACGGTTTGTCGGGTCTAATATGTTTTCCTGTTCTTTAAAAGATTGTTTAGCAAACTTCGCTGCCTCTTTCCACATCTCTCCATCCGACCAAGAAGCTAAAGAAGCTTTAACAATGTCCAAGTTACCGCTAACGATACCACCTGCCACAGTTTCTAAAGTGGTCATAACCTGAGTTAAGCTATTACCTACGATATTAACCATCTGTGTCCTTGGTCCACTAAGTATAGAGTTCATCCAGTATTCGGTTGGCATATCCAAAAAACTCTTACCTTGTGCCTTTTTAGCTAACTTAAATAGACCAGCAAAACTTCCGTCTAAATCGTTAGGGTCTATTATTTCTTCTATTCTTTTTACCATTTTCTCAGGTTTCATATTACCTGAGTTGTTAACAAATTCGTTCCTTAAACCTTCTATCTCTGACTCTGTTTCAGATAAACCTATCTTTTTTCTTCTGAAGTTTTCTCGTCTAGCTTGTAAAGACTGAGCAGTACCTCTACCTATTTTCCTATAAGCATCAGCTACTGTAAGAAGTTGTTGGAAGGAGTTCTTTAATTTAGATACAGACACAGTACCATAACCAGCTTTCTTAGCTTCTTCTACATTTTCTATTATATTTAAAGATAAAGCGTGTCCTTGGTCTCTCAAACTTTGTTGTCTAATTTGTTTATCTAACTCGCTTTTCTCAATATCTTTTATGTCTTGTCCTAGTGATTCATAATCAAAATCGAGTGCTTCATCAATTTCAACTACAACTCCTTTTACATCTATTTTATCAGGGTTAGCTGTATAGTATTGCTCTAGTAATTCTTTTAAAACAATAGCATCCTCTCCAGTCTCCAATGCAAACTGTGGTAGTCTAGGTTTAACTCCACCTACCATGAGTGCTTCAGCATACCCTCTAAACTTCTCAGGTATAGCACTAAGGAACTCATCTTCTTTACCTTTCTTAAACTCAGGTAGATCGCTAGGTCTTTTCACAGAAGCTAAACCTTCGTCTGCTTCCCTAACAAATTCTCCCATATTTTTCCCTCGACCTACAAGGTATCTTCCTGAAGATTCATAGTATCCAGCTCCTTTATAAGGTGCTTTACCTTTTTCAAAGCTAATACTGTCAGGTCTAGACATATCTGCCTCACTTCTATTTTTATGAGGACCTGAGATTATACCTTCATCAACAGTTGCTACATACCACTTATTAGGTTCTAAATCTTGTGCTTTTGTTACAGTGCCTAAACCCTCGTCTGCCTGTTTTGTAGCTGTTATGATATTGTTCTTAACTTCTACATTGCCCTTACCAAAAACTTCTTCTACTAACTCAATGTATTCTGAGGTCTTTTTGTTGTGTTGAAAACCTGCTTTAGTTTCTTTCCCAGCTCCAGTCTTACTTCCTTCATATACAGAGAAGTGTGCTTTACCATTTCCTTTAACTGCATCAAATGCTTGCTCAACTACTAATAACTGGTTCTCTCTTTCCTTAATAACATTAAGTACATTATTGGAAATAGCAGCATCTACTTGACCACCTTGAACTGCTTGAGCTACATCTTTGTTGTGTTGTGCTGATCTGTTAAATGGATCGTAAACTTTTAAATCTACTCCTTCTTTCTTCAGCATATCAACTGCGTTATCAAACTTACCCCCTCCTATATCCACCATCTTCATTCCTTTAGTGAATATTCCAGCTTTCTTTAGTTTGTTGTAAGCAGCTGGTAGTTTAGCTACATTTATAGAAGTAGCAGCGGAAGTTATCTCTTGTTCAGGAACGCTCCAAAGATTAGGTCTTGTTTGATAATAACGACCTTCAGCTACAAGTTTAGCCTTACCCATGTACGATCCTCTACTTGCTGATATTATCTGAGCGGAGTCTCTAAGAACTTTATCAAGAAGATTAGAACCTTCCTTTCCTCTTATAGTTCCAATCAACTCGGCTACTGCATCTACAATCTTTTGAAATATATTTCTTTGATCGTCTGCTGGTATTCTTCTTAAAATTCTTTGTAGGTCTAAATCTGTAAAGGCAGCCACAAGAAACTCATCTAAGTCTTTAAAAGCGTATAAACCTTTTCCTTCTTTAGGGTCAAAAACATCCGTCCCTTTAAACTCATATTCTTTACCTACTTTTTCTGACGCTATCTTAAAAGACTTAGCGAGTTCTCTAATAGGTTTAGGAGCAGCTTTATTGTTAATAACATTATCTATATTAGATAACACTGTTGATCTCTCTTTACCTCCTTGTCCTACCCAAGCATTTATCTTTTTAGCCGTAACACCGTGAAGCATTTCGTGAACAATAGTTTGCTCATCCGCTCCTCCGTATAACTCAACACGATCCAAACTAGGTTTATAAGCACCTACAATAGAACCTTTATCTCCTACATCTCCTCTAACTGTAGTAGGATCACCTTCAACATCAGGTTTGTAATAAACTACAACCTCTAAATCATCTTGATCTTTTATGATCTTCTTTAAGTTCTTAGCTAAGTTCTGTACTTCTGGAGTATCAGCGTTAACAGCTAACTGATCTAAAGTTCTCTCTACAGTAGCAGCTTGAGGTGTGGACGGATCGAGTGTACCTCCTTTTTGAAATGGTTTACCAGACTCTACAGCTTGTTTGCCTTTTAATAAGAAGTCTTTTGTTTTATCATCTATACGACCAGCGAAGATACCATACCTTTTTGATAGACCTGGTTCAGCTAAGTCACCTCTAAAACCTGCGTTTACCAGTTTAGTCGCTGTTCCTTTTAATGAGGGAGATATTTCAAACTGTTCGTATATATTTGGATTTCTTACAAACTCATCAACAGCTTGCGAAGGATAATCAAAACCTAACCAATCTTCTTTAGCTAACGCTTTCAAGAAACTTCTATACTTAGGTTTAAATTGATCTAAAGCTCCCAGCACTTCATCGTGGCTTGCTTCCATATCTAAGTGCTCAAACCACTCATCTATAATGTCTCTATCAAATTCATCTATTAATTCTGGACCTCTAGCTATAGAAGCTAAGTCTTGTTGTAACCCTGTATCGACTACTGCCTGTGCTTGTCCGACTGCGTCCTTACCTTCTCCTTTAGCTTTACGTCCGTCCTTAATAGCTTTCAGGGATTTAATAAATACACCAGCTACAGCTTCAAGACCTAGACCTTCCAACACATTCTTCATGCGTCCTTCTAGCTCCGACTCATCTCCGTCATACGCCAAGAACTCAGTAACTGGATTCTGTAACTCAGGTACTTGTTGTATAAGATTAGAC